TGCTAGTTAAGAGGGTCGCAAGTAGAATCTCTTGGCTGACACATCCCTCTCCAGTGTCTCTGAAGTTGCCTCGTAGTTAGCTACGGTAAACTTCAGTGGCAAAGACCAAGACAATCGAGCAGAGGCTCGAGAGGTTGGCGGAGACCCAGTGGAGTCCAAACATGGTGAGCGGGATGACGGAAACGCTGGCCAAGTCGATGAATGAAGAGTGTCTGCTCCAGATCTTGACTCGAATTGAGCAACGAGGTCAAGTAATCTAAAGAGTGAATTAACGGCCCCAATATAAAACACACGCCTTTAATCATTTAGAGCATGTGTTAGGGAGAACTGATTTAAAGTATTAGATTCGGTAGTCTACGAAAGATACGTTGAATTGGTTTATGGTGAGTACTCTCGCCTGGCTTGGAGGTTCAGAGCTGGGAAACTTACGAGAGAACTTGCTGGGAGTCAGAATTGGAGGCGGAGGATAGGATGTGATTAACTATCTCCGACTCTATGATCGACCCTATGACTAGCGTTACTAGTGGAAAACTGATACCTGGTACTTGAAGTAAAAGTTGTTAGCAGGGCAGCAGACCCGTGTCTATTCAATTGAAGGATTGATGGACGGTTTCATAGTCAACAAACGAGCCAACCCCGGTCCCTTGTACCGTTGGATGGGGTATAAATACAAGGGTGAGTGCATTAACGAAGCTTTTGCGCTCGCACAAGCGGTAGAGAGGGGAGTATAGGTACCGTGTATGGTTTCTCTTGCAGGACGACCTAAGCTGACCACTCTCGAAAAAATAAGGCAGAAACCTGATTTCTGGAACACCGCGTTTGGACGTGGAGTCTGGTGTTTCGATAGTCACGAGAATGTCTTAGCTAAGAAGTTCCTCAAAGGCATTTATGATGAAGGCTACTAGGGTGGTCACAATGCCATAGGTTACAATAAATTCTCAACGCACACAGATTCACTGGTGGATAGGTTCCGGAGTAATGATGTGTATATCAAAATTGACTTTGATAAGTTTGATTAGTCTATTCCCCCATGTGTTATTCTGAAAGCATTTGATGTTTTGAGAGTGAAGCTCTAGGGGTTTACTGAGGCGGATCAGGTTTGTTGGGATTATGTTGTCCGGAATTTCATTAATACCAAGATCGTACTTCCTGAGGGAGAGGTCTATCAGAAGTGTGGGGGCGTTCCTTCTGGGAGCGGATTCACAAGTATGATAGATACCATCTGTTCAGGTATTCTAGTTGAGGAGTTCATGAAGAGCGACTATGGATATAAAGTGCGGAGTATGATAACCTCATACGATCATCTTGAATTGGGTGATGATACTATTGTTATGTTCAAGGTAGCTAACAATCATTACCCAAATAGAGTTGGTATTAAGTTCCTAAGGAGTTACTCCCGTTTCTGCATGAAAAATTTCAACATTGGAGTTAGTGTTGAGAAGAGTAGTGTGGAGACTGAATGGATAGTTAGAGCGATTCAACCTGTGCTCCGAGGCGTTGGCCCAGACCACAGTTCGATCATCTAAAATATCTATTCAAGACTATCACGTTATAGTGATGAGTACAGGACCATGTTCAGAGAGATCGAAGAACCTGAAGCAGGTGCCATTGGTGACACCCACAGATGGTAATATCGATACAAGGGATGCGTGAGTTTTTGCTCATATTACTATACGAGTGACGGACTACCCCTACGTCCGGCAATCGAAGTGATAGCAAGACTCCTAAGTCCAGAGAGATCCATTACGACTCTGGCAGAGCACAAGATGTTGCTCTAGTCGGCTATTGTCGAGAATTACCGTAATAAGCACGTGAGGAATAGATTGATGCACTATTTTTACGATGTTTAGTTTATGGAACAGGAGGGAATCTAGAAAGTCTAATAAGCAAAGGATAACAGTCTTTAGAGACTGATGTTTATTTACAATAGAAGGATTACCGCTCTCGACAATGAAGTGGAGGAAGGATTCTCGGGAAGAGCGTGGTATAGGAGAAGATGCATCCATACCCGACTCGAGGATGACCCACGGTTTATAGTATTCTCTGATGAGTGGACTAAGAAATTATCCAAATTGGCTAAGATTCTTAGTAAGCACAAGATGAACATCGGGGAATGGTATGCCGTCAGGAGGAACTTTAGAGAGAGTTTTCCCGTCGGTATAGACAAAGCCGTGTCTCTTATCTATCAGGAAGATGGTAAATTGAGGGGCGTCGTGACAGATGTCGAACTTATCGATTTTTATGATAGATTTAATCTTACTGGGTGGGAGTTCAGTAAGGTGCTCACTGGGTTGCGGATGGCACAACGCAACTTTTAGGAGTATAGGGAGTATCTTGAAAAAAGCCATGGTGGCTTTCCACAAGATGAGTTCTATTTCTTCTTTTAGTGAGTAATAGGTGTCTTTTAAGTGCTTTTTAGCACCAGCCATCGACCCCGTGAAACGAGTGGGCCCTGCTAC